GATGCTCACCAAAAGATGGAAATGGATGTTCATGGATATTGTAGACAAAATGCAGAACACCAAGAAAATCTAAGTTTGGGAGAAGACGACTGGTGAAGAAAAAAGTACAGAAAATGTTGGAATGGTTCTATCAAGAAAGTGATAGAGGTGAGCAGAACATTTCTGAATGCAAAAATTTGTATGATTTGGTTGAAAGACTTCAATATCGTCTTGAAGATTTGGAGAATGAACACATGCAACTTATTCGCAAATATGAGAGTTTGGAAAAAAAACTTTCTGAATAAGTATAGATCACTACATCTCCCCCTTGACAGGGGGATTTTTTTTATATATAATATGTAAAGATTTATAACACATTGTAAAATGACTGTTACAACCAATGAGTTTGGACAACAGAATCTCTTTGCCAAAGAACCTCAGATGTATGTGTCAAAGACAGATGCTGAGCGTTATGGTTATGAGACATATGCAGAGAGGGCAGAGAAGTTGAATGGACGCACTGCTATGCTTGGATTTGTTGCTGCTCTTGTCAGCTATACTTTTAGTGGGAGTGTATTTTTCTTTGGTGCCTTTGGATTCTGATGACTGAAATTCTTTGGACCACAACCACAATTGCATTCCTAGTTCTGCTAGGATACTCTGTACAACAACTCTCTGAGACCTACTAATGCCTGACTTGATTGAACTCCTTACTTATTATGTGATTGTGCTGCTCCTATTTGTAGGAGCACCAGGAGTTTTCTTTTTTATTGTATTCATGCCTGCCCTTCAGAACACTAAAGGGCGCATGGTAGGTTACAGTGATCACAAGACCTATGGAGACTCCTCCATCTACGAAAATACACCTAGTGATCAGCTCAACTACACCTTACAAATTGGCGGAAATAATCCGTGACACTTACCCAAATTTATTTTATTTAAAGGAGACTAAACCATGTTCAATGAAAAATCAGAAAGACTCAACGGATGGGCAGCAATGATTGGTGTCATTGCAGCAATGGGCAGTTATGCTGCCACAGGACAACTTATTCCTGGAGTATGGTGAACGATATGTTACTGTTAGCAACATCTCTGGTAGGAGGGTTTATATTTGCTGCCCTATTGACAGAAGATGTTGATGATGATGACAATGGACCAGACTCAGGTTTAATGCAACCAGTATATCAAGGACAGGGGACCTAAAAAGGTCCCCTTTTTTTCTAAATATCTATGCGTTGCTTATCTACTATGGTACTGTCAAAACCTAAAGTAGAGAAGGAAGACCATGATGAAGATAAAAGTGAAGTTCTTGGTAATCTAGTGAAAGTCGTTGTACTTATCTGGTCTGCCTCACTTCTTACATTCAGTTACGTTCGCTTGCCAAACGGTCAGAAGATATTAGACTTTGATCCTACCTTCATCGCATCTGTGTTCTCTGGATCGCTCGCTGCCTTTGGATTGAGTCCTGCCAAAAATGGTGGTAATAGCAATACTCAAAAGAAAAAAAATGATGAAGTACCACCTGTAGTCTCTGCAATAGACAGAAAATGATTGAAGGATTTGGGGTGATGTCAGCAATTGGTTTGCTGTCAACAATAGGTGTAGGGTGGATGACACCTAACAATATTGAAACCTATGTTAGTATTCATGGGTCACCCTACGAACAAGATTTCATTGCATTTAAGGAACCCATTGGTTCTTATGGAATTCAAACAGACATTCATGAGAATGTCAGATTATTTTTTGAGCATCAATCATCACCTAGAATGAGTGGTGACAACCCTGGACTCAATCATGCTGGGGTTAAATTTTTAGCACCTCTTTCTCCAGACCTTCTTGCATATGGTGGACTCTCAGCAAATGCAGATTCGGATCATGAGAAAGTAAAGAAGGGCACTCTCATGTCTCTTGGAGTTGAGTCAGGGGGCACTGACATTAAGTTGTTTGCAGAGTATCTTACACCTACATATGATTTAGATGGTGGTAGAATAGCAGCAGGTGTTAAAGTACTTTTCAGATAATGTCACACAGATTTGAAGAGATTAAACCAGTACATCATCCAACTAAGGAAGAGGTGCAGGAGATGATTGATGCTGCTATAAAACAACATAATCACACTGCATCCATTATTAGTGCAATCTTGGGCACTATTACACTTGCATTATTTCTTGATGGTCTTTTAAGACTTCTTGGTATTGTCCCACCATTTATGGGAATTGACATTAACATTATCAAAGAAATCATAACCAAGTATGCTGAACAAATTCAATGAGTTCACACTTAACATCACAGTAGCAATCATAGACTTCCTGTATCAAGGAAGAGACATACAAAGATTCTGGGTGTTGGAGGAGATAGCAAGGGCACCATACTTTGCTTTCTTGAGTGTCCTTCACTTCAGAGAATCATTAGGTTTACGTGGTCCAGAGCACATCTATCTAATGGAGGAACACTTTGCTCAAACACTTAACGAAACAGAACATCTGGAGTACATGGAAAGCAGGGGTGGTAGTGCTTATTGGGTGGATCGTTTTTTCGCCAGACACCTTGTACTTATCTACTATTGGGTCAATGTGGTTTATTATTGGGTGGCTCCTAAGTCTGCATACCATCTCTCGTATCAAGTAGAGGTACATGCTGCACATACATATGAAAAGTATCTTGAAACTCATGATGATGAAAAGATTGAACAGATACTTGATGATGAATTAAATCATGCTCATGAATTGTTGAATGCTATGGAGTTATTAAAATGAGCACATTGTTTGCATTTGCTTTCATAACATTGCTAACTATAGCAATGCAGTTATCATGGCCAGGTAGATACCGAGGTTAACATGGATGACAAAGAAAAGGAGAAACAAAAAAGAATAAAAGAAGTAGCAAGGCATCTTCATCCACATGATGATGAACCTGATCCTACTGCTTTCATGGGAAATTACAATTTTCCTCAAATGCTTTTTGCTTTCTGTCTTGGATTTGCAACCATGTTTGTTTTAGCAGTTGATACTGTAAATGATTTTAAGGGATGTCCACTCCCAGAGTATTTTCAAAAAGAGGTTAAGGGATGAAGGTAGGAATTATAGGACTTGGTAGAATGGGTCTAGGCATGTCTCGTCGTATGATGAGAGATGGTATTGAAGTTTGGGGATACAGAAGAAATTATGAAAAAGCACAAGAAGCCTATGAGAATGGTTATGTGGATGGTGTTACAGTAGATATAAAGACCCTTGTTCAAACAGTCAAGAGTGATGGTCCTGGTGTCTTCATGATGGTTGTACCAGCAGAAACAGTGGAGGATACTCTCAATGAGCTTTTACTTGATTGTAGTGAGGGTGATATTATTATTGATCATGGCAATAGCAACTTTAAAGATTCTCGCAGGAGAGCAGCAAGGTTGGAAAAGTTGGGCATCCAATATATTGACTGTGGTACTAGTGGTGGTGTTTATGGTCTTGAGCGTGGATATTGTCTTATGGTTGGGGGTTCAAATACTGCAGTATCCATTGCAAGTCCAATCTTTAGAGCACTCGCACCTGGCATTGCCTCTGCTCCCCGCACAGACCCTCACACAAGAGCCACTAGTGCTGAGTATGGGTGGTTACATTGTGGACCACCAGGTGCAGGTCACTTTGTAAAGATGGTTCATAATGGAGTTGAGTATGGAATCATGCAAGCATATGCAGAAGGATTTAATATCCTGCATGAAGCTAATGCTGGGTCAGCTTACACCAAAGAGGGCGATGCTGAGGTTGCTCCTATGGAGAATCCAGAAGACTATCAATATGATATTGATGTTGCTGAGGTGGCTGAGTTATGGCGTCGTGGTTCTGTGGTTGGTTCTTGGTTGCTTGACCTTACCGCTGATGTACTACGCAGTGATAGTGAACTTAGCAGATTTGATGGGGGAGTATCAGACTCTGGTGAAGGGCGTTGGACTGTTCACGCTGCTGTGGATCTTGGTGTACCCGCACCTGTTATATCTACTGCCCTCTTTGAAAGGTTTGGATCAAGAAGACTTGGAGCATATGCAAACAAAATCTTAAATGGTATGAGAGCAATGTTTGGGGGTCATGATGTTAGGTGAAGCACTCAAATGGATCGCAATACCCTTTGTACTATCCACGATATATTTCGGGTTACGAAAGGGTGAGAATAACTATTACGAAACAGAAAAATACAATGGAAATGGAACAGCCCACTAAAACCCTGGTCATCTTTGGGGCAACTGGTGACCTGTGTAGAAGGAAACTTATTCCTGCCCTTAACAATCTCTATAAGAAAAATCTGCTTCCTGAAAATTACAAGATCATTGGAGCAGCACGCAGAGAACACACAAGACAATCATGGTTAGAAAGTCTTGATGCTTATTATGAAGCAGGTCTATCACTTAAGATGGACTACCATCAATGTGATCTAGCAGATGTTGATTCTCTCTCATCAATACCTGTGTCAGATGATATGACATTCTTCCTGTCTGTTCCTCCAGACAGATATGTGGATGCCATTGTAAACCTTAAAGCAGCAGGACTTTTAAATGATCCAGAAAGGACTAGGGTTGTTATTGAAAAACCTTTTGGGACAGATATTCAATCTGCTAATTATTTACAGTCAGTGGTGGCTGGATGTTTACGCGAGAAACAAGTATATCGCATTGATCATTATCTTGGCAAAGATAGTGTTAATAACATACTTGCTACTAGGTTTAGTAATACTCTTCTGGAACCCCTTTGGAATAGGAATTTTATAGAAGAAGTTCAGATCTTTGCAACTGAAACCATTGGTTGTGAGGGAAGGTCTCAATACTATGACACTGCTGGTGCTGTAAGAGACATGCTACAGAATCATATGCTTCAGATTCTGTCATTGATTGCTATGGAAGCACCTTGTAGAAATGATGCTACAGAGATAAGAAGAGAAAAGGTTAAAGTTCTTGCTGCCACTTCACTAGGGGAGGACCTCATCTGTGGACAATATGAAAGCTATCGTTCTGAAGAGGGTGTTGATCCTCTCAGTAGTACTCCTACCTATGTCGCTGGTTCTTTTCATGTCGATAACTGGCGTTGGAAGGGAGTACCTTTTTACTTTATGACAGGTAAGAAGATGCCTTATGCTTGCACTGAGGTAGTCATCAAACTGAAGGAACCACCATTGAATCTATTCACTGGTCATGAATTTAATGACAGGATTGTGATTAGACTTCAACCAAATCCACACCTTGATATCAGAATTGATATGAAGGCACCAGGACTTGATGATGCTGTGGAAACAGCAACCCTGACACATCCATATCCACCTGGTGCAGTAGATGGTTATGAAAAACTTTTTTATGATGCCATGAATGGTGATCAATCACACTTCGTTCATGCTGAAGAAGTGTTAGAATCATGGAGGATTGTTGATGATTTGTTATGTGTTGGGGATAATTGTCCCATTCGCACTACTCCCTATGTCTATATGCCTGGATCATGGGGACCATATCATAAAACAGAAAGAATCACTCACTGGGATTATCCTGCATGAATCCAGACGAAAAGAGAGAGTTCCACAAATCTCTCAGAGAAAGAATCAAACAACTTAGAATGTCACATTTGTTTGAGGAACCTTGTCCTCTTTATGAACCTGAATGGGAAGAGGACTTCTTTTGGGATTGCAGATTAACCTACGACCATGAGGAAGAAGATGCATAAAGTATCACACTTTGCAGCATATGTTCTCAACAATCCAGTTTCACTTGGTTTCCTGTGCATTGCATTAGTATTTGTACCTGTCCTTGGTATGTGGGCAGTCCATAAATATGGCTGGGAGCATTGGGAACCTTTTGCTAAGAATCACAAATGAACCCCTTAATTTTAGCAGCATGTTTTCTTCCTCTTGTAGTCATTTGGATTATGATGAAACTAAGTTTATTGTTGTTTTCAGCAAATGATGAACGAAGATATGTCAAATCAGAATCCAGAAAACCACACGGACCATATGTGGCAAATGCATATGAAGATGTTGACTCAGAGGAAGAAGAGTATGGAGATCGCACAGACTATAGATGATGCTCTTTATCAATACTATGTGGTGGAACGTGGAGAAGACGTACCTAATTGGAGATACGTCAAGGATGCTCAGTGGTGGATTGATTATCTTAAATCATTAGGGGTAGACCCAAGAAACCCATGAACCTTGAGTTGTTTGGCACACTACTGCTATTTGTTTTTGGTGTGACTATGATTTATCAGGGTCATCTAATCTTTCATGGCAAGAAAGGTTACAGGCATTGTGAAAGAGAGAAAAAGAAATCAGAGGACACTAGAAGAAGAATAGAAAATATATTAAAAGACAAATGAATTTATTTTTAAGACCTCTTGCAGATGTCAATGATGTCACTTGGAGTATTGTCATTTCATTACTAATACTCCTTGCTGGTGTCTCTTATTACATATATACAATTATGAAACTGGCATTCAAGGAGTTGGACGATGAGCGATCTAACAAATAAAGATGCAGAGCAGGATACAAAACTAGCTGTGCTAGAAAGCACTCTAGATAATTCTGTTCGTCGTATTGAAATGGTACATCAACGCATTGATCGTACCATGGAAGACTTAGATGAATTGCGTCAAAGAGTTCGTAAGTTAGAGATGTGGGTAGCTGGTGCTGCTGCTATTGTTTCAGCGGCAATCACCATAATTGGTATTGCTATTGCAGCAGATGCTAAACCTGCCAGTGCTTTTACTGAAGATGGTTTGATAGGATCTCCTTGTGCCACTCAAGTTTCATATAGTCAACTAGTATCAGAAGTCAGCATTAAGTCAGGAGGAGAAGATGGGAGCAATGGTTCCACCCAGCAGGAAGAGTTGTTACAATTTTAGAGTTGTTAAAATCAACAGGGTAGTTGATGGAGACACTATTGATGTAACAATTGACTTGGGTTTTGACTTGTCTAAGAAGGAAAGAGTAAGAGTTGCTGGTGTGGATACACCTGAGAAACGTACTAGAGACTTAGAGGAAAAGGCACTTGGAAAAGACGCAACCAACTGGCTCAAAGAGAAACTGGAAGGTGCTGTGGCTGGTGATGATGACCTTATTATTAGGACTGAACTTGTCGGTGGTGTTGGCAAGTATGGGCGTCTTCTTGGGTGGTTATATGTTGGGGACTCAAGTGTGTCCCTCAATGAAAAAATGATTGAGGAGGGATATGCTTGGGCAT